CCATAATTCACCTAGACTACAGTGGTGCTATACATAAATCGATCGCATTATTTCCCAAATACTGCGTCGCGAAATTCTCACCCGCCGCCATGAAGACGAGAAAATCTATTGTTTGTGTGACAATTTCCGGTGCCTGCAATGGGTTCAGCACTCGGATCGAAAATTGTCCCATCGAATATGGTGATTTGTCTGTAACACTCCCGGTCGGAACTTTCTTCCAATCAGTTGGGCTACGCCACGGAAACACGATTTCTAACTCTTGTAGTGTTTCTTGGAGGTCCAAAACCACCATATATTGACCCATGGCCTGATTTACGGTTAAGCCGTCAGCTGTAAACGCGTAATGGGAACAGATGCCAAGTCGCAAGGTGTGTAGGGTCGTTGCAACGGCCACAATTTTAAATTTAAGATCGCCTTTCCAATGCGATGATCTGCACGTATCGAATGTTAAATTCGTCGGCGCGAATGTTGAATTCTGCGCCGCTGTAAACAGTTCATCACAGGGACAAAGATCTTGCCTATAAACTATGTCGTTTAACACCTGCGAGGTGTTCACCTGGAATGTATTCCTATAAGAGTACATCTGAGCCGAAGCCTTGATGTTCATCTCATCTAATGCAAGTCCAGTTGAACTGGTGGGTACTTGCGGCATGCGCCCTGGATTAAGATCCAGCACCTCACAAAAACCAATTTGAACATCATTGGCTAATGTTGGGAATGGGCGCAGCTGCACAGGTAGGGGATTGGCTCCAATGTTTGGTGCATCGTTTGCCTTGACTTCGGTATTCCCCCCTTGAAACGAATCCCCACCAGATTTCGCATCAATTGTACCGTTCATTGTTCCGCTAATATTAAATACTTTGGAGGTGTACGCGGACTGTACTCCCCCTTGTGGAACAATACTTACACCATAAGGATTGACCACCGAAAACGACTCATTGCTAAATTTCACAAACAGTGAAAGACCAGCGTTTAGAGAGGTTGCGCTCGGACCACATCGAAGTGGTGAAATTACAATCAAAAACAACGTTCCCGTCATGTTCCAGTCATCACTGGCAACACAACTAAGAAATTTGTTTGGATGAATGTACGGAACGTTAAACTCTATACTCTGATTTTTACCCGCGTAGAAAAAGCAGTGTCTTGTAACACAAATAGAAGGAAAACTACCCGCGTATATAGACAAAGCTTTGGCTTGAGTCATCAACGGCGCCCAAACCAAAGCCAAACATCCACACTGAAACTGATTCGATTGTACCTGCATCCTCGCCGAAAAACCACCAGTAAAAAACACATTAGAATCAAATGCGTTTTTCATAGGCCCATTCTTCAGAAAATCAAAAGGTGCTAACCAAGAAGCCAGAACTGACCCAACAGCCATCGACGTGTCCCACGATAGTGTTGTAACTAATTGCTCTTTTCTGACTAACTCAATATTAGATGGGGCTTGCTCTCCCATCGTCAACAGAGTACGTGCTGGTTTAGGCCCACCAAAGGTTACCTCCACTGGCCCAGTTTCCACTATCTTCTTACTCTGAATAACCGTCTTAACCTCACTACTACTACTACTAGAACTCAACGAACTAGAAGAACTAACATTGAGAGAAACAAAATCATCATGCTTATTCTCATGAAACATAACACCTGCTGTAGAAAAAGTCCGTGTTGGACCTGTTCCAAAATACATATTGGTCGGTAACCCTGACGGGTCATTTCGCGCCCACCGCTTCACAACGAATGAGTTTCCAGTATTTTGGTCCACAACTGTGAAAGTTGCCGACTGAGGCACCGTAATCGTAGTTGTTGCTGTATTCATCACCAACTGATCCGATGGACTATAAGTATGAGAAACTGCCACTCCCAATCTACTCCTAAACTGCATATTCGGCCAATTTTGATCAGCCGTAGATGTAAACGCCGTACCCACAACTCCCTGCACACCATATTGATCAACTATACTCCAACTCGTCCCAACAACAGTCCCTGCCAAATAATATGGCTGGGTTGTTGTTGAAAACGGCGTTGAACTAAAATTTACAATATTTGGCGCAACCGCAACACCCGCAACAGTATTATTAAAAGTAACTGGATCTGTGGTTCCTGTCGTAACTGATCTTGGCTGACCAGGTTTTATGTCATAACCCAACTGTCTTAAGGCTGTGTCTGACAATTTACTAGAAGGAATCACAAAACTAGTCAACGCTCCACCACCTGTACCTGGAACGGTTTGTGCTTTAATAATATTTGTTGTGATCTGCTGATCTATATCCACATACGTGTCATCTACACCCCCAGCTACAAATCTAATGTTCTCCGCAATAACAAACGCGCTACCCGATGTGTGTGGGTAGTTCGTACCCTGCACCGTTAACAAAGGCACTCTACACATCATCGAAAATCTAAACCCGTCCGCTAATGCAACTTCAACACCCGTATTTACAAGATC